TAATGGTGGCTATGTTTCAGGTTCAGCAAATGTGGGTGGCGCAACTTGGGTTGTAGGTTCAAATCTACTATTTATGAACGGCTCATCCGATTACTTGGAAGTTTATCTTTTTCAAAATTCGGGCTCTGGTGCAAATACTTCAACAGGGCAAAATGGTGTTTCATTTAATGGCTCAATGGTAAGGGCTGCATAATGACGTTATACGAAAAAATCATGGCTCTTTATCCTAGCCTTACGCAACAGGATTTTTGCACAGTCATCCGCTTGCAAAACGATTCTGATGGCAACGGCGACTACATCGCTGACTGGTCACACCTCACATTGCCCAAACCCACTCAGGAGCAGCTTGATGCCGCTATCTAAAGAACGTCTGCACGAACTGTTTGAGTACCGTGACGGCATGTTGTTTTGGAAACAGACACTGAGCAATGTGGCCCAAAAAGGCAAACGTGCTGGTTGCCTGTCAACAAACACTTATGGCTCGGTCATGATTGACAAGAAGGCATATTGCATCCACAAGATTGTTTTTATGATGCATCATGGCTTTATGCCAGATCAGGTTGACCACAAAGACGGCAACCGACAAAACCACAAAATAGAAAACTTGCGTCCTGCCAACAACTCATTGAACTCAATGAACAAGGGGGCGCAAAGCAACAATAAGTCAGGCGTGAAAAACGTCTGCTGGAACGCAACACACAAAAAGTGGCTTGTTCAGGTCAATGCTTTTGGCAAACGGGTTGTGTCAAAGATGGTTGAAGACTTAGAGCTTGCGGAGTTGGTTGCTGAAGAAGCGCGGCGCAAGTATCACGGTAACTTTGCTTGGGGAACATAATGGCTGGCAATATTGTAATTTCACAAATTAACGGTGGTGCTATTGGCGTAAAGAACGTCATCATCAACGGCAACTTTCAGATTAACCAGCGTGGTGTATCTGGCACTGTTACCTTGGCTGCTGGCGCTTACGGACATGACCGCTTCAAGGCTGGTGCTTCTGGTTGCACATACACGTTTGCCACTTCTAACAACGTCACGACACTGACCATCTCTGCTGGATCACTTATTCAAGTAGTTGAGGGCTTGAATCTTTACACCGACACCTACACCTTGTCGTGGACTGGTACTGCTCAAGGCAAGATTGGCGCTGGCTCTTATGCTGGCTCTGGAGTTACTGGCTCTGTGACTGGTGGAACAAACTTGAACATTGAGTTCAATACAGGCACTTTGTCTTTGGTACAGCTTGAAGCTGGCAGCGTTGCTTCCCCGTTTGAGCGCAGGGACTACGGGCGTGAGTTGGCGATGTGTCAGCGGTACTTCCAAGTGATTGGCGACCTATCGCGTTTAACAGGTATGGCTTTTAACTCCACGGCAAATCCTATTTCGTGGCCGCTTGCGGTAACTATGCGCGCGTCTCCATCAACTGTTTCGCTGTCGGGAACTGGGTCAAGCACTGTGCTGATCGGCGGCAGTAACCTTGCACTTACAGGGATAAGTAGTGTGGTTGTTAGTCCAAGCATTGTGTCATTTGATGCGAATGTCGCGTCTGGCGGCACATCTGGATTTGGCTGTCAACTTCGATTGTCGGGTTCTTCAATTTCAGCATCAGCGGAGATATAAATGTACAAACTTCAAGTTGATAGAGACACACAACAACAGTCCGATTTTGCCCAAAAAATAACTGAAGACGGTTCTTTTGTGTTTGTAAATAGAACAACGGACGCTGAGTACCTGAAATGGCTGGCCGAGGGCAATGAGCCACTTCCGGCAGACACACAACCAGAGTAAAATCTGGCAACACTTTTAGCTGAGTCGTGACATGGACAACCAACAACTTTTTAACCTAGTCGTATCCGTTGCAGGGTTCTTGGCTGTCTTTGTTTTCTATCAGGTCATGCAGCGTCTTCAACGCTTGGAAGACTCGCTAGGCGCACTTGAAAAGCAGTTGCCGCACGATTACGTCACCAAAGATGACTATCGCTCTGACATCAAAGAAATCAAAGACATCTTGCGACAAATCTTTGATAAGTTAGATGGGAAGGCAGACAAATGAGAGACTTTGCCGAGGCTTTTGTCGCGGCAGTTGTCATTGTTTGTATTGTTATCTGGACAGCAAAAGTAATGATTGAGGTTTTGTCATGATTGGCTTGTTACTTGATCCAGAAGCAGCACTTGATGCGGTAAACAAAGCGGTATCGCTGGTCAAGAAGGCTAGTGCAACTGCTCAGAACATCGAGTCCCTTGCTCCCACTCTTGGCAAATACTTTGATGCCAAGGCTAATGCTATTGCGTCTGCTGAAGCGGCCAAGGCTGGCACGTTTGGCGGCTCGTCAATGGGTAAGGCTCTTGAGCTTGAGCTTGCTATCGATGCTCAACGTGAGTTTGAAGAAGACCTGAAGCGTCTTTTTTGGAACGCCAACAAGATGGATGTTTGGCAGAAGATCAAAGCTCGTGCTGTGGTGATGGAAGCTGAAGCTGCCAAGGCTGCTGGAAAAGCTAAAGAAGCTGCCCGCAAGAAAAAGATCAAAGACCAAGAAGACATTGAAGTTGCTATTGCTGGAACACTTGCTGTACTGATTCTTGCTGGATTGGTTTGGGGTGGCTGGGAAATGTTAATGCACTGCAAGAACAACGGCTGTGGGTAATGTGGAAGATCATCAAGTGGTTTGACGTTGGAGCAAACTACAAACTTGGGATTGACCGATTTATCAAGCTGTGTTGCATGGCGATCATGTTTAACTGGTTCCTTGATATGCTTTATGTTTTGCCTATTGAGGACTCAAAAGCCTTGATTGACTTTGCAAAAAGCAATGTGATGTTGTCAGACGAATAACTGGAGTTTTTATGCTTTCTTTGATTTCTACGCTTGGTGGCTTGCTGATTTCTGGCTTGCCTAAGTTGCTTGAGTATTTCCAAAACAAAGCTGACCAAAAGCATGAGTTGGCTTTGGCTGGTCTGCAAAAGGAACGTGAGCTTGCTTTGGCTGCTGCTGGCTTTGCTGCTCAAGTCAAGATCGAAGAAATCCGCACAGAACAAGTTGCCATGCAAACGCAACAAGTTGAGATGCAAACGACTGCCGAGATGACAAAAGGCGCTCAAGACCATGACAAGGCTGTTCTTGCCAAAGCGTCTACATGGGTTGCCAACTACATCGGCACTGTTCGCCCAACAGTAACGTACATCTTTGTGCTTGAGTTGACATTGATTAACGCATGGTTGGCTTGGTATGTTTGGTACAACGAAAAGTTGATTACAAGCCTTGATGACTTGGTGAAGTTTAGCGACATCATTTTTAGCGCAGACGAGATGGCAATGCTTGGCGGCGTGATTGGTTTCTGGTTTGGGTCCAGAAATTGGGATAAGAAATGAAGCTCTCCAAAGCTGGCGCAGACTTGATGCACCGCTTTGAAGGGTGCAAAAACAAACCTTACCTTTGTCCGGCTCACATCTGGACAATTGGTTACGGCCATGTGCTGTACCAAGAACAAATCAGATTGCCGATGGTGCGGGTTGAGGGAAAAGACATTCCAATGATCCGAAAAGAGATGCCGTTAAAGCCGGAGGACAACCGTGTTTGGTCAAAAGAAGAAATCGAAAAACTATTCGCTGATGATGTCGCGTCTTTTGAACGTGGTGTTCTACGACTTGTTCTCGGTGTTGTTGGCAAGCAAGGCGCTTTTGACGCTCTTGTCTCTATATCCTTCAATTTCGGGTTAGGCAACCTTCAGCGCTCAACCATCCGCATGAAAGCCAATAGAGGCGATTGGGAGGGTGCAGCAGAGGCTTTCATGGCTTGGACTAAGGGTGGTGGCAAAGAGCTTCCCGGCCTCGTTAAAAGGCGTGTGGCAGAAAAAACATTATTTCTGTCATAACTGCTTCACATTTTCGGATTTCAATACACTCATGATAAAGCGTGTTGACATTCGCAAAGGTTCTATTCAAGACAGGCTGTTGGCACTTCAAAAAACATGCTTGCCTTATGACATCCCTATTGACACAAACTTTGGCTGCTGGTGGATTGCTACTCGGGACGGCCGGGATATTGGTTTTGCGGGTCTTACTAGGGCTGTTAGCTGGACTGATTGTGGTTACTTGTGTCGCGCTGGTGTTGTTCCAGATGCTCGTGGACAAGGCTTGCAAAAAGAGTTTATTCGTGTCCGAATCCGTCAAGCAAAAGCTCTTGGCTGGAAGTGGCTTGTAACTGATACGACAGACAATCCAGCATCCTCAAACAGTCTGATTGCTTGTGGCTTCAAACTGTTTGAACCTTCAAACCCTTGGGGTTTTAAAAACGCGCTGTACTGGCGAAGGAAATTGTAATGACGGCAAGTTTATACACAGATAGCCAAATCATCAGTGCTATTGAGAACAGCAAATCAATGCAAGAGGCCAGTCTAATGCTCAAGATTGACCTATCGTCTTTGTACAAGCGCCGCCGCCGTATTGAGTTTAAGACCAAGGACGCAATCAAAGCAAATCACGTAAAACAAAGTCGGCCAGAGTTGCAGGTAAACACAACTCACGCAAAATCTAAAAACCTTGGCATCTTGAATGGCACTGTCATTGTCTTTTCTGACGCACACTTTTGGCCGGGTATCAGAACAACAGCCTTTGAAGGTTTGTTGTGGGCGATCAAAGAACTCAAGCCTAAAGCCGTGATTGCTAACGGCGACATTTTTGATGGCGCTGGCATCTCTCGTCATCCCCGGATTGGCTGGGCTAAAGCTCCTTCTGTCATTGAAGAACTGAAGGCTTGCACGATCACAATGAGTGAGATTGAAGAAGCGGCAAAGAAGGCTCGTTACAACGTCAGATTGATGTGGCCGTTGGGCAACCATGATGCGCGGTTTGAGACATTCCTTGCCGCCAATGCTCCGCAGTATGAGCACGTTAAGGGCTTCAGCTTGCAAGACCACTTCCCTGATTGGGAGCCTTGCTGGGCAGTCTGGCTGAACGACTCAACTATTGTTAAGCATCGATTCAAGGGCGGTATTCACGCAACACACAACAATGCAATCTGGTCTGGAAAGAACATCATCACAGGGCACTTGCACAGCTTGAAGGTTACGCCATTCAGCGATTACAACGGTGTTCGTTACGGTATTGATACTGGCACACTGGCAGAGCCTTATGGCCCTCAGTTTGAGGATTACACAGAGCAAGGCCCATTGAACTGGCGATCAGGCTTTGCTGTGCTGACGTTTGTTGATGGCAAGCTGTTGTTGCCTGAGCTGGTTACAACACACAGCCCCGATTCCATTGAATTCCGAGGCCGTGTGATTAAAGTAAAGTAAGCTGCTCTTACTGAACAACAGGTTCTTCTTCTGAGGAACCTTCTTCATCGTCTTCATTTTCCTCGTCATCAAGTGCGTTGAATTCATAGCACTGAATCCAGCCTTCTGTTTCTTGGAAGTTGATGAAGTCTTTGAGGACTTCAATCACATCAAAGTCATTAGTCTCGATTGTCACTTTGCCGTTACCGAGCCAGCCAATTTCCATTTCAAACTTGTACATGATGAACTCCTGAAGCAGCGGATTGCTGCAAATTTATCTTAGGTTGAGAAAATGACAATTAAGTGTCTGAGCTTTTTTTGTATTGCAGTTCCAGCAAAAGCTGAAGGTAGTGAATCGCTTTTTCAATGTCAGCAGCGCCGTTCTTCTCTTTGTGTCGGGTGACATACTTGATGACGTTACCCTCACAAAATCCAAGATTGTTGCTGTGGATGTAGACGATTGGCTGGATGCCTTTGTCTTTGTAGTGACTGCCTGACACTTGTTTATCTAAGGCAGATAGCTTCAATGAAAGGCTGCAACGGCCAAGATTTGCACAATGAACATGATTGGTACAAGTATCGCAAAGCATCACGACTCCTTTACAAAGATGCCTTCTGGTGTCAGATAACCCTTGCGGTCTTTTATCTGCCCATAAGCGTGGTTAAAACAGCTCACAAGGTCAAGATCAGCAGTGGCGCAACCCATGACAAGGGTAACAAGAATATCGCCGTAGGCATCGATCATGGCCGCTTTGTCATTCGCCTCAATCGCATCGAACAACTCTTGCACTTCCTCAAGTGTTTTCTTGGCCTGTGCTTTGGGATTGCTGTTCTGGACAATGCCTCTGGCCTCACCCCACTGGATGACCTTCATTTCGGTTTGTGCGTAACTCATACCGTCCACTCTCTTTCATTGCGTCCTGAATTGGACTTGACGTTGTTGCCTGTTAGCGAAATAAAGCCCATGACTTTCATTTCGTTTAAGCGACGAGCAACTTGATTGCTTTCAAGGCCAGTCAGCTTTGCAATGCCATCTTTTCCAAGTGGCCCGTTTTTCTCTAAACAATCACGGATGATCCGGTGATGCTTGGATGCAACTTCTTTAACGCTGTCTGCCGCTTCAAACGATGTGATGGGGTCTTCCTTTCTTACCCGTGGGAAAAGGTCTAAAGGATTGCCGCCAAAAAAATCAGAGAATTTCATGTTTATTCCTTAAAGGTTGGGCCTACTCGCTGCGTCTGTTTGGTACATCTATCCGATGTGGAACTCAACCTTTACAGCATCCGCTTTCGGCCCCGTTTTAATTAAAAGGGAATGTCATCAACCATATTTTCAAACCCGCCAGAAGGCTTAGAAGCCTTTTTATCGGGCGCTTCTTCCTTGGGTTTAACCGACAAGCTCAAAAACTTTTTACCAGTTTTCTTGCTAGTTTGAATCCATCCTGAAACCCATAAGTCAACGCCATCAACATTAAGACTTCCCTTGTAGTCAGGGTGCGTGTCTTTTTTCTTATCGTCATTCTTGAAAATGGCCCCTCGATTGTTATCGTCATATTCCATGGTTATTCCTTTGCTTTCTTGATTTCACTTCTTACTTTGCTCGGAAGCATTGACCACAAAGCTACCTTCTGATCGGCCTCAAGGTTTTCTGCTTCCATCCTCTCAAGACCCTGCTTTCCGTCCAAGGTCATGATTTCTTGTGCCAACTCTTGCAGGTACTGTTGTTCTTCTGGTGGCAAAGAATCAACAATGCCTTGCGCTGGCGTGATAACTACTTTTTTCTTTTCTTCAACTGGTTTGGACGAATCCAGCGCATCGTGCTCAACGATTTCAAGCGCAGCAACCCACAAATAGCGGCGCAGGTACGTCTGCACTGCCCCAAGGTTTTGCACCTCATGGCAGCCCTTTAAAGCGGCGCTGGACATAGGGCTACTGATAATGATGCGATCCTCTGGCTTTTCATTGTCAATGATGCTGATGTGGGATATTTCAGTGCCAAATGTAACAACACTCGTCAAGCCAACTTCATTAAAAATTTCCAAGGCTGGAATGATGAAGTCGCCAAGTTCAAAGTATTTATAGCCAGCAAATTTGTTGTGGCCTGACTTCTTCAGTGCAATGCCGTGGAACTTAGCCCGAGCAATGTTGAGTTTTTGATAGACATTCATTTTGATTCCTTGGTTTGTTGTGGTGGGTATGGGATGTTAAGGGCTTTGCAAAGCTCCTCCATCTTTGCCCAAGCTGTTGGCGACTCCATGCCAATTGCGTACAGATCGTTTTCGGTAATCATTGGATGCGCTCCACTTTTTTAGCCAGCAGCCATTTGTCGCCAAGGAAGCGGATTGACTTAACCCAAGCGCGGCAGTTGTGACGCTGCACACTTGATGGCACTCCTTCAACGCAAAACATGCTGCGAACTTGTTTCAAGGCTTGTGTGTTCATGGACTCTCCTAAGTTGTTGAGGTCTCTATTGTTAAACCAAAAAACAAGCGTGTGTATTAGGACAAACCCTTATAGACACAACTTTTTTTTGATGTAATCTTTGCGGCATGAACACACATGAACTACACGAATCTATTGCTAGTGCAGACTTGGTTGCGTATGCAAAAAAGTTGGTTCAGCAATACACCAAACCCGATGACGTAGAGGCGGCTACCAAGGCGCTTCTTGTCGTTAGCTTGGAACATCTTTTTAACAGGAGCATTGAAATTGAACGACTTACAAGCACAGCAGTTTTACCTTGACCAATTGGAAAGCGGTGTATCGCATCGAACAATTGCAAACCGTATGGCATCACGCTTTTCCGAGTCCCCTGCTGTCATCAAAGACAAGCTGTTGGCTGGTGGATACATCATGCTGTCCAATGTGAAGCGCATTGGTGAAACGCAGAAAAACAATTATTTCTTCATGCCAACTGGAAAATTATTGGTTGAGGACACTACGCCCAAGAAAGTTTGGAGCGACAAATGGGAAGACGGAACACCTAAAAGCCGTGGCAATGCTTTTGACTTGTCAACGGCCAAGGGATTGTTTACACGGGCAGAGCTTGCCAATGCCATCAACAAAGGCAAGCCAAACAACTACAACTCAACAGTGCAAGTGATTGCATATAGCCGAGCATGACATACACAACAGACGAGATCAGCCAATGCGTTGGTAAGGACAAGCTGCCCACAAAAGAGCTGGCGCTGGTCATTGTTGGTCGCCGCAGGGATAACCCAATGGAGGCTTACAAGTGCCCTCATTGCCATTACTGGCACGTTGGTCATGCAACGCCAAAGCAAAAAACTTTTAAGAGATCGCCTAAAAAGTGATATAGTGGTTTGAAACACGGCTAGGTTGGGATTTGCTCCCCGACTGAAAAGGGTTACCCCTTCCCCTGCCGCAGTTTCTTCAAAGGGGCTTGAAAAAGCGGGAAATCATGCACTATTACCAGCACCACATTGGTGACTTTATAAAAGCCACTGCGCGTCTTTCTGACTCTCAGGCAATGGGTTATTTGCGTTTGTTGTGGATGTACTACGACAGCGAAAAACCTCTAAATAAAGATGTTGAGGTTCTTGCATTTCAGATAGGTGCAACGATTGAAGACACGAATTTATTGTTGAGAAGTTTTTTTGTTTACCGCGAAACTGGTTGGCATCAAACACGTTGCGACAATGAAATTCAAGAATACCGCGAGTTTCTTGATAAGAAATCTAACGCTGGCAAAGCATCTGCTCAACGCCGGAAGAACAACAGTTCAACAGATGTTCAACAGGTGCTCAACAGCGGCTCAACTGTTGAGCAACTAACCACTAACCAACAACCACTAACCACTAACCATAAACCAAAGAGAGAGAGCGCAACTGTCGTTGCTACGCCTGAAGGCGTTACTGAATCTGTTTGGCAAGATTTTGTAAAACATCGCAAAGCAAAGAAAGCTCCCATAACGCCCACAGCTTTGGCTGGAATCAAGCGTGAGGCAGACAAGGCAAGTTGGTCGCTTGACAGGGCAATCACAGAATGTGTGGAGAGAGGTTGGATAGCTTTTAAGGCCGATTGGGTAGCGCCCAAACAATCATTTGCTCAACAAGCTGCTGATGTTGCCCGGACAACAGTCCCCGCCCAACACATTGGCCCCGACCCTGTGCTGCTTAAGATTCAGCAAGACCGATTAAGGGCAGTTCCTCCAACGATTGAACAACTTGAAAAAATGGCAGCATTGCGAAGGAGTATTGCAAAATGAACTGGGAAAAATTGACACCATTGTTGGAAAAATCCATTGAAGAAGTTATGCAAATTAAAAACTTAGATGAGCGTCTTGCAATGTTGATTTTTAATGTTGCCGAAAAGGTTGAGGTTGCTGAACGCGAGTCTTGTGCAAAGTTGGCTGATGAATGGTCTGGTCACTATCAAGCAAATGAAATTACAAAATCTATCCGAGCAAGGGGACAAGAATGAACGAAGACATGAAAAATGCATGGTTGCAGATCAGCACACTTTGCGAAAACCCTGACATGACTGAATTAGATTTGTTCTTGCGGACTTGGCAACTGGCGATGGCTGCTGAACGCAAGCGATTGGCTGCTGAATGTGCGCTACTGCCTTTTGGTGACACTGCGGCCAGCTACTCTGTCTGGATTGCTAACGGGGGTAAGCCATGAAGCCAACACGCCAAAGAGCCATCAGAAAGCTGTTGCTAGAACACATTGATGGTTTGACAAAAAAACAGATTTCAGAAATGCTGGGCTTCAATGTTTCCAACATCAACACGACCATCAAAGCAATGCCAGATGTTTATGTTGACAGGTGGACAATTGGGGGCCGTGGGCAGTATCAGAAAATCTTTTGCATCGCTTTTGTTCCTGAAGACTGTCCGCATCCTAAAGACATGGTTTACAAGGGTGGCCGTGGCAAGCCATCAACAAAGTGGGTAACTATCAAATGACAAGAACACACGCACTCAAAAAACTTTTAGAGCATGGCCCTTTGACAAGACGTGAGATCATTGAGATCACTGGCTGGAATCCAAAGCAAGTCCATTACACGCTGGCTTACCTTTCCAACTTTGGCTTCATTTTCAAACAAGAAAAAGCATGGGCATTAGGGTAACTACTGATGGCATACAGCAGAAAAACTATATCCAATGAAGGCGACAGATACATGATTGAGCTTGGTGAAGCGCGAGTCTTGTTCAGGACTTACGAATCAACAGGCCAAAAGGTGTTAACGCCTGTCCGCATGGAATGGCTTGAGAAGCGATACGGCTCGGGCGCTGTCCAAAGAATCAAAGGTTACATGGTGAAATTACAGAGTGGGGAATTGGAGTAATGAATGAGTTGGCTTTATTCGCAGGCGTTGAAATGACTAAGCAATACAAATCATCTGAATATATGAGGGAAAAAGCAAAAGCATGGCGCTTGGCTAACCCCGACCGCGTGGCTGCTTACAGGGTTAAAAACAGAAGCAAAAACCATAGACAAGAGGTTGTTCGTAAATATGGCGTTGCTTTTGAGTGGTTTGATGAGCAACTTGAGAAACAAAACAAATCATGTGCAACTTGTTTTAAGCCACTTGAATGGACAGACAAGCAAAACACACCTCATGTGGATCATTGTCATTCAACAGGAAAAGTAAGAGGAATTCTTTGTAATCGGTGCAACACGGTCTTAGGTCTTTGCGAAGACAGCAAAGAATTGTTTGAAAATTTAACAAGGTATTTGGAATGTCATGGTTAATCAGCAAAGCCTTAATGAACTCGCTCTCTTTGCCGGAGCAGGTGGAGGAATACTTGGGGGAAAACTTCTCGGATGGCGAACAGTCTGCGCCGTTGAGTGGGAGCCATACCCAGCAAGCGTACTGTGCGCCAGGCAAAATGACGGACTTCTCCCGCCTTTCCCGATTTGGGATGACGTACAAACCTTTGACGGAAAGCCGTGGCGAGGAATTGTTGACGTTATTTCGGGCGGATTTCCGTGCCAGGACATTAGTGCAGCCGGAAAAGGCGCAGGGATTGACGGAGAACGATCAGGAATGTGGAGTCACATGGCGCGGGTGGTTGGCGAAGTACGACCCAGATTCGTCTTTGTGGAGAACAGCCCAATGCTCGTTTCTAGAGGACTTGAACGAGTCCTTGGTGACCTTACCGCGCTCGGGTATGACACGAAATGGACTGTTATGGGAGCTGCCGATGTTGGAGCAAACCACCAAAGGGACAGAATATGGATTGTCGGAAAATTGGCCTACACCTCGCAGTTGTTCAGCAATGGCGGCAACGATAACGCCAGAATCAGCATGGAACGAGAAACGCAATCCGAATCTGGAAACGATAGTGGGGAAAAGAATGTATCCAACACCGACTTGTCACAACAGCAAGGAAGGAGCATATCCAGCGGAATACACCAGGAACACTCCTACGCTTGCGACTCACGCTGGTGGCAAATTGAACCCGATGTGGGTCGAATGGCTAATGGGGTGGACGCTGGGGTGGACAGACTTAAAGCCATTGGTAACGGACAAGTCCCATTGTGTGCCGCAACAGCATGGAAAGTGTTAACAGCATGAGATACGCCGCCAGAGTGGACGCAAACCAAGCACAAATTGTTTCAGCACTAAGAGCTGCTGGCGCTTATGTCTGGATCATTGGTTTACCAGTTGACCTTTTGGTTGGCTACAAATCTCATACCTTTCTGGTCGAAATTAAGGATGGCCCCAAAAAGCGTTTAACGAAGCTACAACAAGACTTTTTTGAAAATTGGTCTGGTAGTACGTTAGCAAGGATTGATGGCCCTGAAGCCGCTTTAAGAATGATTGGTGTCGCCAAGTGAAAGTTACTCTACACAACGCCCAACAAGGGCACACTGTCCTGAAGGATGTTTGGCAAAAGGCCAAGCCTTACTTGCTGGCTGGTAACAAATTGGTGCTGACGATTGAACAAGAAAAGCGCAGCCAAGAACAGAACGCTTTGTTGTGGTCTGTGCTGACAGACTTATCAAAACAAGTGATGTGGTATGGCGAAAAGCTGACCAAAGAAGAATACAAAGACTTGCTGACTGCTGGCCTGAAAAAGCAACGGGCAATTCCCGGAATAGATGGTGGGTTTGTTGTTCTTGGAACGTCAACCAGCAAGATGACAAAGCAAGAGATGACAGACCTGATAACGCTTGCTCACTCTTTTGGTGACGAGCGTGAAGTTAAGTGGTCGCCTACAAGCATTGGTGAGTTTCATGACGAAGGATGAGAAGGCGCACAAGAACGCAGTTGCTGAGTTAGGTTGCGCTCTTTGCCATCACTTGCATGGCGAACACGATCCAGCGCCAGTAGAGCTTCACCACCTAAGAGCAGGGGGATGGGGAAAAGGCGACTACAAAACACTGATACCGCTTTGCGTTGAACACCACCGGGGCAATACAGGCTTTCACGGGCTTGGAAGCAAGGGTTTTGTCAAGCACTACGGCATTACTCAGCAAGAGCTTTTGGATTGGACACTTCTAAGGGTTTCTACCAATACACAAAGCTGATTTGCCCGATCACAATTGAGGCTCATTAACCAAGGAATGTTTATGCACGATGCAACTGAATTTGAATACGACACAACACTAAACGGCGGTGTTGTCACTGTTGTTTTGAGAATTGATGAATCATGTGATGAGGATGGTGTTTACTTCATCAGGTCACTCAAGGGGGTGTATTTTGATTGCGGTGATGTCACAAGCATTTTGTCAGAGCAACAGCTTTCCGAGTTGGAAATGGAAGCTGATTCTGCTTGGCGCGGCGAATAAGGAGTTGACATGAGAGACACGATAGATATGGCCCGTGAAGCTGGGCTTGTTTACCTTAGCAATGGACTTTGGTGGATGGATGCTGGTGAAGCCGGGTATGAACTCAAGACCTTTGAAGCCCTTGTTCGTGCTGATGAGCGTGACCGTGCCATGCGTGAAAACGCTTATGTGCAAGCCGAAAGAGAGGCGTGTGCAAAGTTGTGTGACAAAGGCGTTGATACGGAGCACCCAACTGTTAAAGGGCATATTATGAAAGATTTTGGACGTTCGTCATTGTTGGCTAAAGCCATCCGAGCAAGGGGAAACACATGAAAGACGAAGCACTGAAGCTGGCGCTGGAGGCGTTGAAGCAATACACCAATGTTGTCACGTCTGTAAATGACCCTAACAGTTGGGAAACCGTGGGTGATGGCGGCAAGCCAGCCCGTGATGCCATCACCGCCATCAAGCAAGCCCTTGCAGCACCTGTGCAGGAGCCTGTGGCGTACATACACAGGCAAGGCAATCACTACGAAGTCTCAGAGCGTTTTTTGTCTGACGATGAGAAGTCTCGCGGCTGGACAGAGGAACCCCTCTACACATTTCCACCAGCACAGCAGGAGTCGTCAGAGTGGCAAAAGATTGAGTGCCCGATTTGCGGTGACATGGCAATTGCAACAGACATACCACCAGCACAGCGGAAATGGTTTGGGCTGACGGATGAGGAGATAGCTATGGCTTGGCCTTATGAATTAGGACAATTAGAGAAACAATTTGCCCTTAACTTAGAAGCCAAGTTACGGAGCAAGAACACGTGAGAAAGAAAAGCAAATACAAACCTAAACCAGTTATGGTTGACACTGTTAGCTGGGTGCTGGCCGGACTAAAGCCAATATCAAGTGCTGGTGATGCTGTTGTCGTTCTGAAGGCCAAGAACCACTCAGCACTTACAGAGGTTGTCCAAGGCCGTGGGAACAGGGATCAGATTGATGTGCTGATTCATGCTCTAAACGTCTGTGAAGCATTTGCAAGGCATGGCAAGGGCAAGGACTGGTTGCCAGAGATTACAGAGGCGCAAGATGCCTTGTATGACATGGCAAAGCGTGGCGTTGAGAATGAACGGTTTATATTCCGTGGGCCAGAGATGCAAGCCGTAAATCTTGCAATGGATGTTCATGATGTTCAGCTAGAGCAAAGCACCGTCCAAGAGCTGGAAAAGATGACCGCTTTTGTTGTGAAGCAGATCATCTTAAAGAAGGCAAGACCGATTGTTAGTACGATAGAACGTCAAAGTATGCCAGAGCAAATGCTGCTAACGTGAGGCCAAGACCGATTGCCAAGGTAATGTCTGCGATTGTTTCTTTGTTCATGATGATTCCTTAAATGGGGCAACCGCCCCGTTGGTTTAAATTGCTTTTGCCACCCACACTGTGGTCTTTCCATTGGCCCAGAACTGGTCTTTGTGTTCTTCCCACTTGGAACCAACATCGTCCTTTGGTGGCTTGTGACCTGCTGCCACATAGATGTCGCCGATGGCATAGATTGGTCTGGTTGTTTTGGTTGGCTGGTAACGGTAATCGCCAAGATCGGCAATATCAAGTCCAAGCGTTGCTGCAATGATGTGTTTCATGTTGATTCCTTAGTTGCGTTGTTGATGGCTTAATTATCTACTTGTCCACAAAAAATTCTATTAGGACAAACCCTAATACACAACTCGCCAAAAGTGTGCTAGTGTTGTAAAATATGGTGAACTGGAGAACACTATGGGTGGCTTGCTTGGTACAGAGCTTGAAATCTCAATTGAGATTGAAGAAGCTGAAGAATCAAAATTTGATGAGGCTGAGAACGCCAAGACCATCAAATACATGGAAGAAGCGCAGATGTACGGGCCGAAAGACCCGAGCAAGCCTTCTGGCGATTTCTGGCGTGACCTTGCCAACTACTGGCGCATTGCTCCAGATCAGGCCAAGCGCAAGCTGTGTTCTAACTGCGAATACGGCGATGTAAGCCCCGAAACCAAAGAGATGTACGGTGACGAGGCTGTCTACTGCAAGAAGTTTGAATTTGCTTGCAGCGAGAACAAGACTTGCAAGCGTTGGGGAGCCAATCATGGGAACGACTAATCAAAAGCCAATGTCTTCTAAAGAAGCCAAAAAGCTGGCTGAACAAGCCCGTAAGCAAGCCGAGTCCAAGGGCTGGCAATCAATGGCTTACAAGTTCTCTGCTCCGAAAGGCAAGAAATGAAGATGAACAAAAAAGGCGAAGCCAAGATGGGCAAAGTCATGGGCGAGTACAAAGACAAGGAATTGCACTCTGGCAAGGGTGGCAAGGTTGTCAAAAGCCGTGACCAAGCTGTTGCTATTGCTATGAGCGAAGCCGCCAAAGCAATGGGCCGTTACAAGAAGTGAGGCTGACATGGCTGGATTGCTTGGCGCATACTTTGGAAACCCTAACATTCAGCGTCAGGGTGCAAAAGCAAGGGCATTGGCTAAACAGCGTGATGTAAACTTGTTGGCTGATCCAAAAACCTATGCTGTTGTGCAGGGTCTGTTGGGTACGCCTCCTGACCAGTTGGGTTTTAGCGTCCTGAATCCAAAGTATCAAGAGATCAAGCAAGTTGCCGAGCCAGCCTTTTACGCTGGTTCTTTGCTTCAAGTTGCGCCAGCAACAGCGCCAGCAGTCAACAGAATTGCCCAAGCAATCGGGCCAAAGTTGGAGCAAACGCTTCTGCCAGCATTTGAGGCGGCATACAACCGTGGCGGCTTGACCCGTGAGATGGTTGAAGCTATGGGTAATCAGACTACAAGCCCATTGACTGTTTATCAAGGAAGTCCACATAAGTTTGCACCAACAGCAAAAAATCTTTTGGGCGAGTTTGACCCTGCAAAAATTGGCACTGGCGAAGGCGCTCAAGCGTTTGGTTACGGCCACTATTCCGCAGAAGCAAAAAAGTTAGGTGAATACTATCGAGACATTTTGTCTGCTGATTTGGTTGACCCCGCAAAACGCACTTTGGCAAAAGCAGATGGCAATGTAAACAATGCAATTGCACTTGCCAAAACAGAGGCAGATCGTCTACGTGGTTTAAATTTGACGCCAGAAACTGGATCGGCAAAAAGAGATCAGTTGCTTGCAAGACAAGAAAGCGCCATTGAACAACTCAACAACTATAAAAAAACTGGCGAATTTAATACTGGGTATCTTTACGAAATTGACTTGCCTGACGAGCAAATAGCAAAGATGCTTGATTGGGATAAGAAAATTGGGGATCAGCCACAAGAAGTTAAAAAGCAACTTGTTAATTTTGTTGAAGAAAATTTAGCAGATCAGTTACAGCAAGCAAAAGATTTAGCAAAAAAGTACAACGACACTTTTGATATTGAAGACTTAAATGGAAGAAACTTATATCAATGGGTAACTGAAAAAATGGGCGGCGCTCCTGATAAAGCGTCTGAAGCCTTAAAGAGTTATGGAATACCGGGTATCCGTTATTTGGATGATGCAAGTCGGACAAATTTTAAAGTTCAAAACACAGTAAAAGGCCAGCCATACGGTGAGCCAGTCTCTTTCATGACTGAACAACAAGCAAAAGACTACGCCGCTGAACAGATTGAAAAAGGCTTTGGCAGTCAAATTATTCCGGGAACATCAAACTTTGTAGTCTTCCCCGGCAATGAAGATATGCTTACAATCCTCAAGCGCAACGGTGGATTGCTAGACTAACAACCAGCAGACAAATCTGCACTAACCTTGACCAACCTACGGGAGTCAAACCAAGATGAATAAATTAGAGAGCGACAATTCCGCAAACTTAACCAACCGAGGCCGAGGAAGGCCACCGGGAAGCGTTAACAAGGCCACCAAGACGTTTAGAGAGACTGTCAGTAGGCTGCTAGAGGATAACGCTGAAAACGTCTCTAAGTGGCTTACAGAGGTTGCCGAAGGAAGCGTTGAGAAAGAATTGAAGGCAGACCCAAAAGCTGCTCTTACTTTGCTGGCGCAGATGGCCGAATATGCCACTCCCAAACTTAACCGCACTGAAGTCACTGGTGACGGTGGTGGGCCAGTAGAGATTTCTGCCATTCAAATCAAGCTGGTCAAGCCGAATGAATCTTGAACTGGACTTCCCTGAAAAGTTGGGATTCCTGTTTGAGCCGCACCGATACAAGATTCTTTATGGTGGCCGTGGGTCTGCCAAGTCTTGGTCGGTTGCTCGGGCATTGATCGCCATTGCTGTTCAGAAGCAAACCCGCATCCTTTGCGCCCGTGAGTTGCAGAATTCCATCTCTGACTCTGTGATTGCTCTGTTGGGTGACCAGATCAAAGCAATGGGGCTGGAGTCCTTCTTTGACGTACAGAGAACGGCCATCTATGGAAAGAACGGCTCCGAGTTCAGCTTTGCTGGCCTGAAACACAACGTAACGTCCATCAAGTCGTTTGAGGGCGTTGACATCTGTTGGATTGAAGAAGGCCAAGCCGTATCTAAGGTTTCATGGGAAACGCTGATCCCAACCATCCGTAAGCCTGACTCTGAGATTTGGGTGACATTCAACCCTGACTTGGACACTGACGAGACTTACAAGCGTTTTGTTGTAAGCCCTCCACCAAGCGCAAAGATTGCCAAGGTGAACTGGTCTGACAACCCTTGGTTTCCCAAAGTCCTAAAGGATGAACTGGAAGACCTGAAGTCCAAGAATGTGGATTCTTACCTGAACGTTTGGGAAGGCCACACACGCCAGATGCTTGACGGTGCTGTGTACGCCAACGAACTGAGGAAGGCGCAAGAAGACAAACGCATCCGTGAACTGATTATTGACAAGTCAATCCCTGTTCAATTGTTCTTTGACCTTGGGTGGGCTGATATGACTTCTATTTGGTTCGTTCAAGCACTTCCCGGTGGAGAAGTTAGGTTCATTGACTTCTATCAAAACTGCCAAAAAACCATCGATCATTACGTTCAGGTTATTCAAGATCGCGGGTACATCTATAAAGATTGGTGGCTACCGCATGACGCTGAACACAAAAACATGACTGGAAAATCAGTTAAAGACATCCTTGAGAGCATGGGCAAACCTGTTCGCATTACACCAAAGCTGTCAATTGCTGATGGAATCAATGCGGCTCGATTGCTAATGGATCGTTCATTTTTTGACGAAACCAAATGCGCTGATGGCTTGCAAAACCTACGTCACTATCGCTATGACGTTGATGCCAATACAAAAATGTTCAGCAACAAACCTTTGCATGACCAGCACAGCCATGCAGCAGATAGCTTCCGATATGCCGCAGTCGGATTAGATGAGAATGTGGGTGGGTGGAGTAAATCAATTAACAAACCAGCAAAGTGGATTGTCTGATAAGATTGGCCCAAGCGGTTGCAGCCGCTTAGACCATGCCACAACGTATAGGAGTACGAAATGACAGATCAGGATTTTATAGAGTTTTTGACCATCAATGTTTCTTATGATGAGCAAACTGGTTTATTTGCTTGGAAGCAAAAAAGACAAGGCGCTATTGCTGGAAAGTTTGGGAGCCTAGAGAAAACAGGCTATGTCAGGGTTAAATTGCTTAATAAAAAGCATTTGGCCCATAGGCTTGCTTGGTTTATTGTTCACAAACAATGGCCCGATGGCCAGATTGACCACATCAACGGTAATAGATCAGACAATAGGATTGCTAATTTGAGGGTTGTAGACCAGTCTGGAAATTCTCAAAACCGCCGTGTGAAACAAAAAAACAATCAATCTGGTTATTTTGGTGTTCATGCTTCTGGCTCAAAATGGAGAGCGCAAATTCGCATTGATAAGAAGCTAAAGCATTTGGGGCTTTTTGATACGCCAGAGCTTGCAAGCATGGCTTACATTGAAGCAAAACGATCCATGCACGCAACTTGCACAATTTAAGGATAGCTATGTTTATGATGAGACAAGGCGATATTTCAAACGCCAAACGGGTCGATGAGCTTGAGAAGCGCATAGAAATGCTTGAAACTGTGGTAAAGCAGTTACAATTGGCCGAACGCCCAAAGGTCGGGCGACCAGCAAAGGTCAAAGATGAGCCAGAACGAACTTAAAGCTGCGGTTCAAGCCGCGATTGATGACTCCATTGGATTCATTGAAAGCGAAACAGTTGAGATGCGTAAACAGGCGTTGCAAGCCTATTTGCGTCAGCCTTACGGTAACGAAGTGGAAGGTAAGTCTTCTATCGTTACTGGTGAAGTTGCAGAAGCCATTGATGGTGCGCTGCCAGCTTTGATCCGTATCTTTACAGGTTCTGACCAGATCGTTGTTGCTGATCCTGTTGGCCCCGGCGATGAGGCTGGCGCAAAGCAAGCGACTGATTACCTGAATTACATTTTCCTCAAAGACAACCCCGGCGTGATAATCATGCACGACTGGTTCTTTGATGCCTTGCTGCAAAAGAACGGCATTGTGAAGGCCGTATGGGAAGACAAGGAAGACGTTACCAAAGAGACTTACGAAGGTCTTTCTGATGACGAACTGGCAATGCTGCTGCAAGATAGCGACATCGAGGTGGTTGAGCAAGAGACATTTACAAGCCCAATCCTTGACCCGATGGGCAACCCCGTCTTTGATGAGATGGGCGTGGCTGCTACCTACGGCGTTCACGATGTCACCATCAAGAAGGTTGAGAAGTCAGGCAAGGTCAAGATTTCCAACATCCCGCCTGAAGAATTCCTGATGGCAAAGGCTGGCCGCACTGTTAAGGATTCTCCTTTCGTTGCTCACCGCCGAATGATTACCCGTAGCGAACTGATCGCAATGGGCTTTGATGATGAAATCGTTAACAGCTTGCCAACTGGCGATGCTTTGGCCTACACGCCAGAACGTGTTGCTCGATTTGCTCCCGGTGAACAGCCGTATGACGATGAGCCAACCGATTCTTCAATGCAAGAGATTGAAGTGTTTGAGTGCTACATTTACTACGATGCTGACGAAGACGGTATCGCTGAGTTGCACCAAGTGTTCTACGCTGGCAACGACATCCTGAGTGACGAAGAAACTGATTACGTTCCCTTCTACTCTGTCTGCCCACTGCCAATCCCGCACAAGTTCTTTGGTAACTCGCTGGCTGATCGCACTGTTGACCTGCAACTGATTAAGACAACAGTTACCCGTCAGATGCTGGACAACATGTATCTGACCAACAATAACCGTGTGGTTGCTGTTGAAGGTCAGGTCAACTTTGACGACTTGCTGACATCTACCGCTGGTGGTGTTATTCGTGCCAAGTCTCAAGGCGCTGTTCAGCAACTGGTTGTCCAGAACATGGCAAACCAGTCTTTCCCAATGCTGCAATACTTGGATTCTGTCCAAGCCAAGCGTACAGGCGTGACTGAAATGTCGCAGGGTCTTGACCCCAACATTCTCCAGAATGTGACCGCAGCAGCCGTGGCCTCCATGCAACAAGCTGGCGCTGGCAAGATTGAGCTGATTGCTCGTATCTTTGCCGAATCAGGCGTGAAAGAGCTGTTTGAAGGCATCATGCACTTGGTTACAAAGTACCAGCAGAAAGAGCGCATCATTCGCTTGCGTGGTACATACGTCACGATTGATCCCCGTTCATGGGCGAACAAGTTTGACATCTCGATCAATGTCGGTTTGGGTAACGGCAACCGCGACCAACAGATGGCGATGCTGAACATGGTTTTGGCAAAGCAAGAGCAAATGATTGCTCAGTATGGGCCAGCCAACCCATTGGTTTCGCTTGGTCAGTATCGTGGCACTCTTGGCCGCATGGTTGAAGCTGCTGGCTTTAAAGACTCTGCTGAATTCTTCAAGCCGATCAGCCCAGAGCAAGACCAGCAACTGTCTAACCCACCACCACAGCAAGAACAGCCAATGTCGCCTGAAGTGCAAGCGTACATTGCCAAGACGCAAGCTGAAATTCAAGGCCAGCAAGCCAAGTTCCAAGCTGATATGCAAATGCAACAAGCCAAGATGCAAGCAGACCTTCAGTTTGAGCGCGAGAAGGCTGCACTTGAGTTGCAACTTCAACGCGAGAAGGCTGCGGCTGAGATTCAACTGATGCGTGAGAAAGAAGCCTCAAAACTTCAGATCGAGCGTGAAAAGATGAATATGCAATTTGCCATGAAGCAACAAGAGTTTGAGGCAGAAGCTCAATTGAAGGCAATGAAGGTCGGTGCTGGCATTACTTCTAACATTGAAATTCCGGGGTGATTTATGACATATGAAGAACTGGTTGAACTGTTAAAGATGAAGCAAGCAGCGCCACAAGGTGCAGCACCATCTTTGAATGAAATCATTGCTGGCATCCAAGGGCAGTATCAGCCTGTTCAGAATATGCCAATGCAATCAATGGGCCAAGGCGCACAACGGTTTGTTACTGGTGTGCAGAACTTTGGCCCTGTTGAGCAAATCACTGAATATGGTCGCCAGCCTGTTGCTCAGTCAGCAACGCCAATGACAACATTTGTACCCGGCGCGTTTGACATTAACAAGACCGCTTACTTTGTTGAGCCGTCAGAGGCGCAAATTGCTGCTCGTATGGGACAGGGAGGCGGCGATACTCCGACTGCTGCTTTGTCTCCACAGCAAGAAGCCTTCTTTAACTTCTTGGAATCTCCAGAAGGCAAATCCATGAAGGATGCCCGAGGCGCGGCAATGAGTAATGTGATTGGGTCTGTTGCGGGTATGTTTAACCCTGTTGCTGCTGCTTATAACTTCTTTACTGGACAGCCAAATATCGGCAAATCCATTTCAAACCTTGCTTCTGCTGATAGGGCTGCTTTTGAGGCGGCTAAAGAAGCATTGGTTAATTACGGTGTAACTTCTACTGCAATGGGGCCACCTACTGCCGCACAAATGGCAGCATTGATGGGTTCTTTGGCTGTGGAATCTCCAGTTTATGACTATGGCTACACGCCGGATTCTTACAGTTATGGCGATACATCGCAGTCTTATAGCGGTGGCGATTCAACATCCGCATCAAGTGCCGATAGCACTGCATCTGACAACTCTGGGGTGGGTGGCTGGTAATGGATAAAAAACTCCAAGCTGAATGGGCCAGCAACTTGCTAAACGATGACTTTTTCAAGAAAGTCATGGATGATTTGAAAAATCAGCAGATTAGTGTGATAATTAACACAAATCAAGATGAGATTGATGAGCGCGAAGCTGCTTATGGTCACATCAAGACGCTTGACCTGTTCCTTGGACACTTGCAAGGCATTGCCGCTGAAACCAAGATTCAGGAAAAGAAGTGGAAAATTCTGTAACGAAAGTTACCCGCAGTCCAGACGGTTTCTGGCGAAAACTGAGATAACAAATGGAAAACACCAACCCGCAAGGGAGTGAAAGCCTGAACGTAAACCAAGCCGCTAATGCGTTTTTGGGTTTGATGGGTAGTGACGAAGGAGCCGATGAAGGCCAACCTGAAGAACAATCTGAAGAACTTGAAGCGACTGGCGAAGCTGAAGATCAGTCTGAATATGAGGACGATCAAGAGCCTGTAGAGGAAGTAAAACCCCGATACAAGGCAAAAGTCGGTGGCGAGGAAGTTGAGGTTGAACTTGACGAACTTATCAACGGCTACCAGCGAAGCAAGGATTACACACAAAAATCTCAGGCTCTGGCTGAACAGCGCAAGGCTATGGATGCCGAACGCCAACATCTTGAGCACGTTAAACAAGAGCGACAAGCATACGCCCAGAAACTGCAAGCACTCGATAGCTTCTTGAGCCAGCAGAATCGGGGTGAGGACTTAGAAGTTTTGAAAGAGACAGACCCTATCGGCTACGCCGTGAAGGTAGCAGAACAGAGCCAGCGTGAGAAACAACTTGCAGTAGTACGTGCCGAACAGCAACGCATTGCCCAACAGCAACAAGCCGAGCAACAGCAGACACTGCAAAACCATCTCAAGTATGAATCTGAAAAGCTAACGTCTGTTATCCCAGAACTGGCAACGCCAAAAGGTGATGCGATCCGGAAAGAAATCCGTGAATACGCAAAGTCTGTTGGCTGGTCAGATCAAGAACTCGCCTCAGTGTATGACCATCG